TATCGAATGTATTCTCTATAGACGATACAACATTCTTGCACATGTTTGCTGCCGTCATCATAGATTCATCAGAGGTTACCCACTCTCTACCTGCCATACCCCTTTGTTTTCTCTCTTCTGGTGATAGATTATAAACTTCCTCAATTGCCTTTGCCACATCTCTAAAATCACAGCGATCGTCAAGTATGTACGGAGTTGGTATCGATCCAACTATACTTAAATTAGTCGGAAATACAGGTACTGCCCATTTTCCTGACTTCTTGTATCTACCGTAGTGATTAGACGGGAAATCCTTATTCAATTCAACCCATTTACCAGTCTCGTCTTCGAAACGCATTTGATCTTGCATTCCACCAGTAACGTTACCTATGATCATCGTTCCTGCCATCATTGATTCAGTTAGTGACAATCCCCAACCCTCGTTAGAACTTATCAAAGCTGTAACGTCTGATACGTTATACATTAGATTTAATACTTGAGTTGGTATCACACTTTGCTCAAATTGCACTTTTTGATACTCTGGATCGCAGAGCAATTCTACTACTGCATTTAGATTTGTTCCATTCTCGTCCATAGCCTGAGTGTGTAATAATAGCTTACACTTCTTCGCCTTCTCTTTTCCTATGCTATCGCAAAATAGCGCGTAAGCTGCAATAAGATCGGAGGTACACTTTCTGCGTATATTCCTAGCGTTGTAGAATACCACAAACTCTGGTTGATCTTCTCCAAATAGATTCTTCTTATAAGACTGTAAATTTTCGTACTCATCTTTCATGTATTCATTTATTGGGAAAAATAGCTTTTCGTTGATACCATGTGGTACGTACGTAATCACCTTGTCTTTAGCTTTGTCTCCAAGGACCAACTCATGAATATTTTTTGTCTGTTTTGATATTGACATTAGCAAATCGCAAGACTCGTAATAAGGTTTATTGTATAATGGAGCTGGGTAATCATCCCATATAGAAAGATACAGAATGGGAATTTTCTTCCTAATTTCATCTTCCATTTGAAATAACCACACCCAATATCTAGGATCTGTGAATAACATGATAGCATCGGGGTTTTCTATGTCTATCAACTGTCTTACAAGTTCAGGAGTTCCGTAACCGTTACTTGGATATAAAGTAACTGATGCATCTGGTATACCTGCGTTGTTTCCTGTGTCTTGAGATAGATCTAACCGCTTTCCATATTCTGGATGGTTAATACCAGCTCCTACGTTTACCCAATTGAATCTATGAGAAGTACCTACTACTATCTCCCTTGCCATTGTTGCTATCCCACTTGTGAAACGAATATCGTCGCACATTAGTAAGATCTTCTTTCTTTTTGATTTTTCGATGTAACCTTCTGGTAGTTTTTGCATATACTTTTATTTTCCTATTGCGTTTAGTAGATCACTTCCTGTGTAGTGAGTGTTGTAAGTTTGATGAATCTTGTAACGATAATCAGAGTCTGTCATATAAAGAAACATAGATCTGTTTACCAAATCTTGAAAGTTTATCGAAGTCCTAACTCCCATTATTTTAAAGTCCTGATATATTTTTTCAGGCATCTTTACAGTTGTTGTTGAAAATTTGTTTTCCATACTCTTTTATTATAAATATATAGAAATATAGAAATATACAATTATTCTTCGTTTTTCTTATTGCACAAATCTGGAGTGTCTCTGTACGGGCACCACTTGCAACCCTCTAAGTTCTTTTTGTAAACCCGTTCAGTGTTATACTTTGCGTCAGGCGTGAAACACTCCTTTATAAAATTCTCTAATCTGTTATAAGCGTCTTTGACTTTCTTAGTCTTATTCGCTGGTGAAAACTCCTGTATTCTTGGGATTGGAAAATCAAGATTCTCGTATATCTTCCTCTTTACTATGAAGAACTTAACGTCTATCTTATCTTGATCTATATTTAGAGCTTTTGAATAGAAGTGTTTGTAAAGCAGTATCTGACTAAGTTTAGTTGTATCTTTCTTCTCCTTGTCTGTCCAACCCCGAGTAGAAGTTTTAATATCGTATATGGTGTATGTGTCAGTGTTTTTGTGATAGAGTATGAAGTCTATGTAACCTTGCAACAATACGTTTGGACTATAGTCTGTTACCGATTGTAACACTGGAATTTCTATACCAACTAACTCTGTGTCCTTCTTTGAGAAGTACTTCGCTCTGTTTTTCTTGAACCACTCTAATGTAGTAGAGCCATCTTCTATGAATTCCTTTATTTCTTCCTTTGTTGTGTAATGCTCGTTGTTATTGTCTTCTAAGTCCTTCTTGTAATTCTCTATCATTCTATTTTCAAGATGCTCAGATAGATCGATATCATTTGCAGCAGTTATTGATTGATTGTACATGACTTCTAGATAGTGCTGCAGAGTTTCGTGTAACGATGTACCAAATAAGAGATGGATACCCGGTTTGAAAACCTTCTTCTTCTTTACATAAGCCAAATACCACTGATACTCACACTGAGAATACATGGAGAATTGACTGTACGATACTCCTTTTTGGTATGCATAATTTATTTCTAGTTTAGCTTTTTCCACCTATAACCTTTTTAATTTTTTCTAAATACAGTATCGCGTCTTGTAGTTCCATTTGCATATGCTCTATCCAATTATAAAGACTTAGATCGTTTCTGTCTAGATCTGTTCCATACTTTTGTTTTCCTATGCTAGCTCTACTCACAAAAGAATCTATGACAGAGTCTACTATAGAATCAGTCTTTAATATTGTTCTAGAATCGTTTGGACCCAGCTGTTTAAAACTGGTTTCTTTTCTATAATCTCCCATATTATTCCTCTACGTTTTTAAGATCAGGAGATAGCATGTCTTCGTTGATGTGTTTACACTTTGCACACGCGAATACTGGAATAGGAATTAAAGCGTCTTGAGCCGTACCCGTAATGAATTTAGATGCCTTTCTAAGCATTATTACCTCTGTGAATACGTTAGATCCACACTCTTCGCAAACAACGCCTGTTGTTTTGTCTATAGTGATATTGAGTTTTGGTGAAGTTGGATTACTGTTCATATTTTTTTGTTTTTATGTAATTATATAAATCTAACAAACTTCCGTCAAAGTTTTCCATAATAGATTCTAGTTGATCTTTATTTACCGAAAAAGTTTTAACAAATGCATTCGTAAGCTTTTCCATTCGCTTTCTTTCTTCTTTCTCGTAGTCCTCTAGCAACTTACGTCGTCTTTCCATGAACAGCTGTCTAGCATCGTGCTCTTCCTCTGAGTTTTTACACGTCTTAAGCTTATCCTCCAACAGATACATTTCGTGTTCGGCCTGGTAATAGTAGTCAGAGGGGTCGAAATCGCCGTGAACTATCCTCTCGTACAGGGGATGTTTGCTACTCAACTCTTCTTTTGCCTTATACCTACGGTGCCAATAATAGGGATTGTAAGAAGCTGGTGTTAACTTTGCCAACTGCTCTTCTAAGAATTCTCTTGATAGTCTTGGTAAACTCATTAGTCGTTCCATTTAATGCCCTTGTTAAAATGTCTTTCGTATATGTGTAAGTTGGTTATAAGCCAATGCATGTCTCCTACTTCGTATCCAGTCTTCTCTGATACTAACTCCATAAGTTTTGAGAACGTATAAAAGTCGTTACAGAATCCGAACCAAAGGTCTATGCTTCTTGCAAATACGCTAAGCTGTAGTTTATTATCTCTAACGTAAAAGTTAAGGACCATATTACAGGGCGTATCGTATTGGTATCTATCTAGCTCGTCAAGATCGTAATGGACAACAACGGCTCGTCTTGTATTTGGATCTTTTTTGAGGAGATCTATTACCCGTTCCAATTGGTTGTTCTTGTTCCAGAAGTAGCCATAATTGCTATTCACTTCTGTAGTACCTGCTACCATCATGTTCTTCCATATCTTTGCCCTTTCAGATATTTCGCTTGCGTCTCTATCTCCTTTGAGATACCAATCCCACTCGTAATCAGCGTAATCTTGCTTGAAGTTTCTCTTAGGATGAGTAACTACTCTTTCAAACACATTTTCTACGCTAAAGCTAATGTTGAACAGCGCTTTTGTTCCTGCGAAGTTTGGGTCTGGTATCTCGTTGTCTAAGTATTCGTAAAACGCTTGAAACGCGTGGGTAACATTTTCAAATAACATGTTTTTCTACTTTTATGAATTTTTTTAATAGTTCTATGCCTGATATATCTCTGTACTCTTCCAAATATACAACTCTTTTTATACCTGATTGTAAGATATATTTCGAGCACTCTATGCAAGGGGACAGGGTGACGTAAAGAGTCGAGTCTTGTACAGCGTTTCCAGTCTTAGCGGCTTTTATCACAGCATTCATTTCTGCGTGAAGCACCAAACTCTTTGTCTTGTTATCAGTGTCCTCACAACAATTGTCCATGCCAGCTGGCGTTCCATTATACCCCATGCTCATGACGTTACCGTCTTTTTCAAGTATGGCTCCCACTTTACTCCTTTGACAATGTGAAAGCGTCGATACAGCAATGGCCATGGTCATGTACACACCATCTAATCGTCTTTGCTTAGAAGACTCCTGTGCTTCCAAATCCTCCGGAACCCCTTTCTGTATTCTTTTCTGGTAATTCATCTACTAATTCTACGTTTTCGAAGTTAATTGGAATCAACACGAACTGCATGATCTTTTGTTCTGGCTGAATTGTTTGCGATTGGTTAGATACGTTAAAGACGTGTATGTGAATCTCTCCTGTGTAATCTGGGTCCACTAACTGAGCTCCGTAGATTAGACCCTGTTTTGTTGATACACCGCTCTTATTCATAGCCACCAACCCGTATCCATCAGGTACGTTTGCTTTGATACCGCTTGGGATCAGCACCGATTCACCTGGCTGCAGAGTTTTTGGTTCCTGAATGTAGTCTTTAGGCAGGAAAAAGTCTATGCCTGCGCTGTCTGGTGTGCCTCTGGAAGGCGTCTTTACGTCTCTTACTTTTTTGATTTTCATTGTTTTTCTTTTTTGTCTTTTTTTCTTTTCCATTCGACAGTTACGTAGGTGCCAAAGAAAGCTCCTATCACTGCCGCAATTATAAAGCTCCTGTCTTCTGTGTATTGGGTTACAGCAAATGCACCGAATAGGTAAATGAGAGATCCATAAATACCTGACATAAAACTGTTTCTCTCTTCGATTTTAATGAAGTAAAGGGCCCAACACACGTCTGCTAGGAATAGCGTAAGAGCTACTCCCATAAATGTAATAATGTAAGTCATAACTTTTATTTTTTGGTTGATAAATACTGGTCTAACGACGCCATGTAGGCAATAGCGTCTAGGTAGTTGTCGTACTTGTAATTCCAAGAAGCTCTAGATAGTTTTAAGGCTATAAGTACGTTGTAAGCATCTTGTGTTGTAATTTCCTTCCTTGACATTTCAGAGGCTATTCTAGCCGTCTGTTCCATGCCTTCTATGAATTGTCCGTACATGCGCTCTTTCTCTTCGTTTCTTTCGAAGACTATGTCATGAGCTTCTTGCAATATGCTTTTTTTCTGT